TCCTGACGTCTCATTGAACACCGTAAAGGAAACGCTGCTCCCAAGAATGGGTTCAAACTTGCTTTCATTGTTGCCCTTGTAGGATAGCGTAAAACCATCGCTGGCCAAGTTCAACTCAATCGGCGTGCCACCAGGGAACACTGTGTCATCAATGTTGATGCGCCATTCTTCACCTTGCTCATCGGCGAACTCTGCAAAAAACTTGGTAGCCATTAGAAGGAACGTAAACGGTTACGGTCGATAGCGCTGCGCTCATTGGTTAAGAGAATGTCTTGACCACGGATCACGCCTGTCACCTGAACTTGATTGCCGCCCATCATGTCGCGCAGCTTGTTCAGCGGTGCGACGACCTCTGGATTGATACTGCTTGTTCCTGGTCCCTCGCCGACCATTGCCAAACTAGCGCCGGTGAAAAGTCCACCGTCGGCCATTTGTGGAATGCCGCCCAAGCCCATGCCGCCCATCATAAACTTTTTGAAGCCACCGAGCGCCGCACCACCACTGCCACCAGTAAAGAGACTGATGGCACCAAAGGCAGCCGCCAAGGCCAGTGCCTTTTTTAAGAGGCGCTCCAGAGTTTCCATGACGTAATCACCGAAAGATTGGGTGCTATCTGAGATGGCATCAAAAGCACCGCTGAAAAACTGTGGGAGCTGATTGCCGGCATATTGTGCCATTGCCACCATGCGGTCCATTGGCAACTGCACAGCTGTCGCCACAGCTTCAAAACTGCCCTTTAGTTCATGGTTGGCGTATGTACTGGCTAGAATGTCTTCAGCTAAAACAGGGTGCAGTTCTTTGGCTTTGCCCAGTTCTAGAAGGTGACTGCGCTCCATCTGCAGGAGCTCTTCTTTTACCTTCTTGTTTGCTTGCTTGGCGGCCGTCTCTGTTTCCGTGTTCGCAATGACGTCGCCTTGCGCTAATGTGCCACTGAGAACCTGGTTATTCAGATCACCTGTGGCCTGTGCCAGCATCTTCTGCATTTCCAGAAGTGGCTTTAACGCAGCCGCCTGCTCTTTGGCTTCTTCCATACCTGGCGCCAAACCACCAAGGCCCATAATATTCATAACGCCAATCAAGCCCACTTGCGCCGATGAGCCGCCACTAGATGCGGCCATGATTTCGCTTATGGCCTTGCTGGCAGCGGCCATCTTTTGTTCAACCTCATCAAGGTTGTTTGTGCTGGCTGTGCCAAAGCCCTCCATAGCTTCTTCAGCCAAGCCCAATGCCGCTGCTACATCGCTTTGAGCCACGCCGCTTAGACCTCGCAGGCTTTCTGTAGCTGATTCCAGTAGCTTACCAAACTTGGAGGTAAGGCCGGTTTTCTCTGCCGCCTTGGCCAACTCTATTCCTAGATTGTCCATGAGCGTACTGATGCGGCCTTCTACCGTCTTACTCAGGTTCTCCATAGCGCCAGCAGCCAAGCCGCCTTCCTTGGTCATATTGCCTAGCGCCTCATTAAACTGTTCGACGCTGACAGCGCCGGCGCCAAATTCCATATTGGCATCACCTGTGACGGTGCGCAGCTGGTCGAAGATGGGGATACCGCGTTCGGCAAGTTGGTTGAGGTTCTCCAACTCTACCTTGCCTTTGGCCTGAACCTTGGCAAAGATGGCCGCAATGTCTTCAATGCTTTGTCCAGAGCTGGCTGCGATGTCGCCCAGCATCTTTAATTGGTCCTGCAATTCGTTGCGCTGCGTGCCGACAGCTAACAGCTGGCGTGCGGCGCTACTAACCTGCTCAAGTTGAAACGGAGTTTTAGCCGTGAAGTCATTCAATTCCTTCACGATCGCAGCCGCCTTGTTCGCGCCGCCGGCAATGCTGATGAAGCCAGTGCGCAGCGTCTCCATCTCTGCGCCCTTCTTGATTAGAATGCCAATGCCTGCAACTAGCGTGGTTCCAATGACAGCAGCAACGTTCTTGGCCATGCCGGCAATAGCGCCAAAGTCAGCGCTAAAGCGTCGCTTCATGCCGTTTAGATCAGCGTTCAGCTTACGTAGGCCTTTTTTCTCTAGGCCGATTGTGACTTTTAGATCCTTAAGTTTTGCCATTGCTGTGCCCCTTTAATACTTGGCGCAACATGTTGGCGTGCGCCTTGTTCTTTTTAGGTTTCTTTTCCCATGGGAAGATAGCTAGGTCACGCGGCTTGATTGACTGACCTTTCTTGGCGTGTGGCGATAGCATCAACGTAGCCAGCCAGCGCGTGCGTTCCCAGTCGGCCTGCTGCCTGACCTCTTCCAGCTGGTGGAAACCTTCTGCGGCCAAGATGAACTCATGCAACGTGAGGTCATAAAAAGAAGTGGGGTCAAGCCCTATTTGGCCCAACCCCACTTTGATGCAATCTTCTAACGTTAACGGCTTGCCGCTACCTTTTTTTTTCCGAGCCAGCACCCAACATGCCGGCCACTGCCTCACCAAGCGCCTCCAGATCGCTTAGATCTATAAGGCCAAGGAAGTCGTCTAACGTCCACTTAAAAGGAACATCAGCACTCTTGGCACCGCTTTGGGCCATGAAGTACACCAGTGTTCCAATCTCTACAACATCGTCAGAGAGGTTGCCCAACTCTATGCCTGCTTCTTTCTTGGCGTTAGCCAGGGCGCGCATATCGCACCGCAAGGTGAATTCCTTGCCTGAAAGAGTCAGCTTCATTAAGCGGTGACCTCAGTTATGGCACCCGTCACCTCCAGCGTAGCGCTGTAAGTCACGTTGTCTTCTGTGCCTGCGCTAATCTCAAGGCTCGTTACAAAAGCGTCGCACTCATAGTGGTAATCATCACTAGCCCCATCAAGACCAAAGATGACGTGAGTGGTAGCACGCGAATTCAACACAGCAAAGAGGTCAGCACCTGCACCGCCTGCACCGTCATCATCTACAAGGCCGCTGATGCTGATGCTTGCCGACCGCGTAGACTCCAACAGTTCACGGAATCCGCTGCTGTCTTTCGTGGTTATATCGCGCGTCTCCATGCTGATGGAGATGCTGCCTTCTGTCTGATCAGGAACGGCCACTTCTGAACCGTCGGCACCGATCTTCAACAGGAATACTGTACCATTAATGATAGCCATTACTTCTGTGCTTTTTTGCTTTTACCGCTGATAGTCTGGATGATAATGCGAAGGTATCCTACTACCTGGTCATCACGCTTTGAAGGCGTAAGCGATACGTACACATCCAAGGCGCCAAGTATGGCAAGAGCAATGATTGCCCAGTTCTCGAAAATCAATTCCATGACAGCAATTTAGATAGAATCACCGAACCAACCCGCCGCTTCTGCTTCCTCTTGTGTCAAGATTTCAGAGTCGCTAGGCATCAGATATTGGAACAGCACCACCGGCGACGTGCTGATGTAGTACGTCATCGCGTCGCGCTCTTCCTGCGTGAGCTGTGGGAACAAAGCGATGAGCGCATGCAAGTCGCGCTGTGGGTGTACGTTGATAGCTAGATCGGTGTCACCGACGCACGCCCACTCTCCTGTTTCTGGGTGCTGGATGGTGGCCAGCAGCATCGTAGTTGTGCGCCCAGGTTCGTGCAACACCTTCGGCAGCTTCAGGTTGTACAGCTCGCGGCTGATGCCTTTGGCGCGTTGCTCGCTGGTGAGGTTCAGGCGCGCGGTTACTGGGAGGTATACGGTAGCCATAGCTTAAAAAATGCTGAAGTAGGTGTTCAGGTCTGTCTCGATGCCGGTGCGGTCGGTGCTGTTTTTTGCATCAGACCAAATAATGAATTCTTGATGGTTCACGTATCGACCCGCAGCGGCAGCCGAATAGTTTCCGTCTATAGCTATAAATCTAAAATTGCTACTATCTAAGCCGGTCCATGCATTAGAACTGCTTCCGTCCACGTATGCAGTAGCCGTGCTGCTTGTATCACGAATCAAAATTCGAAGTGCATAACCAGACGTACCAATTGCGCCAGTAGCGAAATCGAAATCTCCACTTTTGATGAGGTACATACTGCCATTACTTTCCAATCTGTAATAATTGACCAGCCCGCCAGAACTCATAAAATTGAAACGCGTTGCCTCGTTTTGGTTGTAGACCATGCTATGAGTAAAGAATTCAATACTCTCTTCGCTGGTCATCCTCATTGAGTTTTGGTTGCCCACTTCCCAGAAAAATTTCACCGCAGGCTTCCCGTTCTCGGTAATCACCGCCGTGCCGTTGTATATCTGCGGCTGGTTGCCTTCACTGCTTTGCGTGGCGTTGTTGCTGTTGCCGCTTTGATCGTACCAAGTAACCACGTAGCCGTTAGCGCTGCCGCAATGCGTGGCGATGGCTGCCGTATCTAGGTCGCCGTTACTGTCGAAGCCGATGTCAGCTTCAGTGTCGCCGCTATCCTCGCGCACCTTCATGCAGTAGCCAACGTAGTCTTTGTCCAACTTGCGCACGCTGAAGGCTACCGCGCTGCCGGTGTAGGTGTCTAACAGCAAGTCGCCAGCCGCCGCCGTTGTAGTACGCACCATCTTCAGCGACAGCGGCAAGGTGCCGCGCGTCTCTGCTGTGGCGTCGGTTTCGTTGAGGCCGGCAAGGAGCGCCGCTTTAGCTGTGGCGAACGTAGCGTTATCGGCTGGCTGTGTGGTGTACTGCGTCCAGTCGCCGGCGGTGTCTGGGTCGGCTTGGAATTTGTCGCTGTAGTACAGCGTTCGGTTGATCGTGTCGGTCTCGCCAACGTCGCTCACTTCGCTTTCCGCATACCCGTCGCCGTCAGGTCGCGCGGTGTAGTAAATCTCAAGCGTAGCCGTGGCGCCGCTGCGCTCGCTCTCGGCCTCGGTGCTGTAGCGGTCGTGGTATTGTACATCGGCGCCGCCGCCAGTGTCGATAGTCGCGGTATTGCCTGCAATGGTTAGTGTGCCGTTCGATACCACCAGCTTATTGACCGCACCGCTAGGATCGCCGTCAACCTCTTCGACAGTGAAGGTGTTGCCTGGGAACTGTGCTACGCTGACGGCTGTGCCTGTGCGTTGGATTCGCACGTCGTAAGTCTGTTCAAGGATGTAAAACCTTTGGTCTGGCTCGAACTGAATGTCAGAAGTATCAAAGTCAATAGATTGAACCTCCACGCCATTGATCGTGCCTGACTGCCTATCCAGCGCAGAACGGACCTCAATGCCTAGGCTCATTCCAGTTTCATAGTCATCGGCGATGCAGTACAGTTCTACGCGCGCGGTGTCCAGTTTGGATGTGGCGTTCTTAGTGCCGCTGGGTGTGGTGTCGGTTACTGTGTAGACGATGAACGGCGTCACAGCATCTTGCTGGGCCAACTCTGGGTAGATGCGATCACCGCAGATTGCGCCCACCGACACGCTGTCTTTAAGAAGCTTATATATCGCTTTGCCTGTTTCCATTACAGCTTGTATTTATTGAAAGTGGCGCGCATGTGTGCCAAGAACATACGTTCCATAACAGGTCGGTAGCGCTTAAAGAATGGTACAATCTGATTGTAGTTGCGACTGCCTACCGTCTTATTCATGCCGCCTACATGGCCGCTCTCTACAATGCCTGCGAACCAGCCATCATTTTTTAAGGTGCCGCCTGCTCGCGGTCCCACAAAGACATTAATCTTACTGCCTCTGCTATTCTTTACCCCAATGCTTCGTGCCAAGGTGCCTTTAGGTATTTCCATGCGCACCTTGCCTTCACCGCGCTTTGCCCTGGTCATGCCTTGCGTGCCTTCGTACACCTTGAAATCATCTTTCAGTTGTAGAGGCCGCAACTTGCGCTTCAGCTTATTGCTGGCCGCGCTACCAATCTTCCTGTTTCCCTTGCGCAGTTCCTTGGCCATTTCCTTTGGGAAGTCGCCAATGCGTCCAATCTGCACCACTAGTTCATCAAGCCCCACGATTTCGCCGGCCTGACCTTTGCCAATACGACCTGACGCCGCCTCACGAAGTCTAACGCCCATCGCTGCCTTTCTC